CATTTTCAGGCACATGGCGTGGAACGGGTTTTCCGCGACATGAAGTTTGGCCATGAACAGCATTTTCAACGTCTGATGCCTTACCACTTCCCACGCCCAGGATACGGCCTCGGAGGTGATCCGCGGATTTTGCTGATTGGCGCTCGCGGCGTAGATCAGGGCCAGTTTGCGCACCTTTTCGTAAGCCCGCGCCCAGACTGACATGCCCGCGGTATCCTTGATTTTTTCCGCTTTGTGATAGCAATCCTCTGCTGAACGCCGTATTTCCTTATACAGCGGAACCGCCTCCGGCGCGGCCGGAATAATGAACGGCGCGGGAAATTCATTCCTGAGATTGCCCCGGCTATTTGGCGAGGAATTGAAATTTGCCCAGTAGTCAGCCGCGCTGATGATTTCAGGCGGTATCGGCGTCAAGTTCGGTTCCTGTCCTTCGCCGCGCGTTTCGGATTCGAAGATCAGCAGCCTCGCGAAAAAACCATTGCTCAGCATGCGCTCGTTCAATGATTCATAGTAATATTTCGGGACCGCGGTGCCGTAAAGCGTCAGCGAGGGATTGACAATCGAGGTCGATTCGCCGGTTCCCGCTTTTGCTCTCGCCTTATAAATACTGTTGGCCGCGCTGTACATTTTCAGCATGGTGCTCATCAAATATTCATGCCGGGCGTCCGTAAAACCGTTGATGGTTTTCAATAATCCGTCGATCTCATCGGTTTGGAAAAGCATGTAATTGTAGTGCGCCATCACATCCTGGAGCCCTTCGCCCGAAGCGAATGCGTCGCCGAAATGATTATGCAGCCCGATTTCATAGGCGATATTCATATTCACCTTGCGGGGGTGGTCCTTTCCCGCGCCGGAGTTGGCCAATGCCACCAGATACACATTTGAGCGGACGTCGGCGCAGTCGCGCACCCGGCGGGCCAGTAGAAAAGAGAGCAAAGTCAAGGCTCCGGAAAAGGCCAGCGTCCGGTTCGGATACGGCGCGGTCCGCATGGTGTATTCCGTCACATTGTTGATGAAACCGGGCACCGAGAGCAGATGCTCCGGCAGGGCTCCCGGATCGACGAGTTCGTCCGATGCCGGTTTCTGTACCGCCGCTTTGACAATACCTGAAATATCCACATCGCGCATGTCCGGCTCGGGGAGCGGTTCGCCATAGCCCTGGGAAGCCAGTTCACCGGCGGCGAAGGAATAATCGCCGTAGCATTCCAGTTGAGCGAAAACCGCGAATGGCGAATAGCTTTTCCAGGCTTCAAACGGTGCGGCATTGGAACTGAAAACGAAAAAGGTGCGGTCTTTCAATGATGCCGAACAACTTCCGGAGTTCTTGCCCGGACGCCGGTAATAATCGTTGTCGTTTTTGTTATAGAGATATTTCCAGCCGTACTTTTCCAGCAGGTTTTTTATGTCCCCGCGCCGGTTGTAATCTTCTCCGGGAAGCAGTCCTGATGACTGTGTTTTCGCAATTGGCGCCGGATCGGCCGACACCCAGTGCTCGTTCAACTGCCGGGCAGAAGACAGGAGAATATCTCGCTGGTCTTTGCTGAGCGTCGGTATCGCGCGGAAATCTCCCTGGACAAGCTCGTAATTTTCAGTAGGAGCGCACAGAAACAACCCGCCGTGGCCCCGGGTTTCGATCAGCGTGGTCAGCTTGCCGTTGCGTTGTCCCTGCGCCAGTTTCATATTGCCGTCGACGGCGCGTTCGCAGCGGTAAACGGCATGCCAGCCGCCGGAGGGCGTCTGCTCGATAACCAGGCGGTCAAACAGCCCTTTGGCGCTTTCCCTAACCAGTTTCTCCCAGGGCTCGAAGAGTTCGCCGCCATTGTCAAAGTCGATGATCTCCAGGTTGCCGGAAGCCATGCCGGTAACGATGCACACCGCATCGGGCGCGTTGGCAAACCAACCGCCGACTTCCTGTGAAGTCGGCAGGCGTTCCTGGTAGGCTTTCCAGCTTCTGACCGCGGGGCATTTTTCTTTTCGCCTCGCCGGCAGAACGCTCAGGCCGTAATCAAGATAGGTTTTAGCAGTTTCAAAAGATATTTGCATAAGGTGTTTTTCAGAATTAAAATGTTACGGTTGCGGTCAGGGTTGCCGCGGCAAGCCAGTATATGGTATGTTTCAGGTCGCCGTGCCAGCAGTAAACCACGGCGGCGGCAACGTCCAGGGTGATCAGGATCACCGGAAAAAGTTGTTTTATCATCATCTTTTTTCCTCAAAATGGGATGTCGTCATCATCGAAATCATCAGGTGAAAAAACATTGCGCCGTTCCTGTTCCGACAGGTCGTTCCAGCCGGGTTCAGGCGTATAATCCGGGAGTTCTCCCAGTTCGTAGTCCACAATGTTGACGAACTTCTCTCCGGCCACCGACTTGATGATTATCTTTGACGGCTTTGCCAGGGCTCCGTCATCGGCCAGGCGGACGGCTTCCTGTGCGGTTACCGGCGGGGCAAGTTTCGAACGCCGTTTCCACCAGGCTTCAAACTTTCGCCTTGCGTAGCCGCTGTGTTCCGGGCATACCCATTCGCTTTCATAGCGGTTGAAACCGGTGCAGTATTCGATCCGCATGGTCTTAGGCGCGTCGTCGGGCGCGCCGCGCTTGTGGTGGATGCTGTATTCAACGCCGTGTACTTCGTAATCGAAATAGCTCACCTGTCCGGATAAAACTCCAGATGATTCCGCACGGGCAGTAATATTGCTTTTTTCCGGCGGCGGGAACTGATAGCCGCATTCAGGACAGGTCATATAAGCCGCATGGATGAGCGCCAGACATTCCGGGCATTTTTTTGCCGGAGCTTCGCCAGCGCCGCTGCCGGGTTCTTTTATCTGGATCATATCCACCGGCCCGTGGCGCATGATGTTGCCGCCGTAGTCCAGAACCAGGCAGTTTTCTTTGCCGGGATGCAGCCGGGTCCCGCGTCCACACATCTGAACTAAAAGTCCCGGCGAATTAGTTGGACGCAATAACACAATGCAGTCCGTATTTGTCGCGTCGAACCCGGTAGTCAGGACGTTCACGTTCACCAGATATTTCAGCGGCGCCTTGCTGCTGAAAAAATCAGCCGGTACCTCTTCCCCCTTGAATCTCGCGATAATTTCCGCGCGGAGTCCTGGCGACGTCGAACCGGTAACGATGCCGCATTCCATTCCGGAATATGCCGCGATTCTTTCCGCGACATGGTTGCAATGCTCCACGCTCGAAGTAAAGATCAGGACTGAATTGCGTTCCTGAGTCAGGCTGGCGATTTCCCGGCAGGCGGCGTCCACCAGTTGGGAATTATCCATAAGGCTTTCAACTTCGGACGAAATAAACTCGCCGCCGCGAATGTGCAGGCCGTCAAAACTCACCGCCGCTCGCCCGGCTCTGGAAACCAGCGGCGACAGGTATCCCTGCGCAATCATTTCTTTGAGCCCGGCTTCATAACAGACATGGTTGAGCAGGTTCTCCGGCTTGCAGATCAGCCCGCCCTTCATCCGAAACGGCGTCGCGGTCAGGCCGATTATCCGCAAATTGGGATTTACCACCCTGGCGTCGGCAAGGAAGGTGCGATACATCCCTTCGCCATCCGGGGCAATAAGGTGGGCTTCATCGACGATAACCAGATCAAACGGCCCGAGCTCACAGGCCCGGGTGTAAACCGACTGGATTCCGGCCACTATCACCGCGTGGTCGGTGTCGCGGCTGTTGAGCCCCGCCGAATACACCCCGACGTCCAGTTCCGGGCAGAGCGCCTGGATTTTATCGGCATTCTGCTCTAAAAGTTCCTTGACATGTGCCAGAATCAGCACTCTCCCGGACCATTTTTGCACAGCATCGGAAACTATCTGAGCTATACAAAGGCTTTTTCCTGTTCCGGTAGGCAGAACCACACAGGGATTGTCGTCCCGCGTTCTTAAATGTTCGTAAACCGCCTCAACCGCTTCTTTTTGATAAGGTCTCAGCTCAAACATCAGGCTCTGCGCACCTCCAACCCGGCATTGATAAGCCGTCGTTTAAGCTCGTCAATGAACATCTCAAAGGCCATAAGCGGCAGTTTCAGCTTGGCGCGGGCATCATTCAGATTGAGCCCGGCCATCAGTAAATAACAGATTTCCTGCATGACCGGGTCGTTAATACTCTCGATAACCCTTCTGGTTATAATTATTTTTCTGCATCTGCATTGCATAATTCTTCCATCCTTATATAAAGCATGCCATCTGGCGGCAGCGGTTCATGTTTTTCAGCGGTTATCCTCACTATCTGGCTGTCATCGTGATAAGCCCCGGCATGCTGTAGCGAATCAAGAACGCATTTCAGTAAATTATCCAGATCGCGACGCCTCCGGTCCGGCGGATAGGCTTCGAGAAAAAGCTCTATATCGCCGTTCAGGGGTTTGATCCCGCAGGACCGGAGACGCGCAACCACAACTTCACGATATTTGCGTCCGGCCCTGCTGATCAGCACGCGGGGGCCGACATGCCGATAGTAGTGATTGACACTCGGAGGATACGGCAGTTCGAATTCCATCTTACCCGCGTTTCCACGGGGCGGACTGCTGGCGCGGTTCTGACGATGTTACCGGAGCCGTTTTGGCGGCGTAACCTTTGATTTCATTGCTTATTTCTTCGGTACCGTCGCGTTTTTTGCATTTGACGTTGATTTCAAGCGGCAGATTATGGAGGTCAACCGAATCATTCGGCATCATCACGTTAACCGCCCGGCAGATAGCCGAAAGCTCCCCTCGGGCGATCTTCACCGCGTCAGCGTTCGGGTTGTCGATGTTCAATCGTGCCCAGACCTTCCGGCCCTTATATTCGCCTTCGGTAATTTCGAAGGTCAGTTCGAGATAATTTCCGTTGCCGGACTTGGTTTGTTTCATTTCCGAATCGACGATTACCGCGATGTATTTTCCCGCTGGGACAGCTTCAAAAGCCACATTCGGTTCGACTTCATGGGCGTTAAAATTAAGAGTTGCCATAGTTATTTTTCTCCTTCCCGCAAAGCGGGTTTTGTACTTAATTTTGGGATCTGATAATTTTTTCTGTCTTTGAATTCCTGTTTTTTACCGATATTCCAGTTAGCCACCGGCCTGAAATAGCCGACAACTCTGCTGTAGATTTCGGTTTTCGCTCCGCATTTAGCCATAACCGTCCTCCAGTTCAGGGAGTTCTTTAAGCTCAATAGCAGGATATCGGCTGACGATTTTCCCGGTCTCGGAATCGGTTTTTGTCAGCCGCATAGCATAATACCGCTTACCGTAATAATCATTGAGGCGTTTGAGGTCGCGGAGGGCGTCTTTCCTGAAATGATAAACGACGCTGATGATCCGGCGCGATTTGCGCCGGTAGATAACCCAGCTTCGCCTAATCATTTTTCCGTTCCATCATTTGCCATCGCCGCTATGAACGCGTTCCAGGACAACGGCAGTTCGGCAGGCAGCTTAAAGCGATTTTTCGCCACACAGGCGGGACCTCCGACCGTGCGCATAATCCGTTCGCCGCCCTCCGCTCCGATTGGCGCGGCAATGGTGCGCTCCCGGTTGAATCCGGCGTCCTCTTTCTGCGTCCTGAACTTGCGGGTGGCGAACAGCACCGCGTCCACCCATTCGGAAATAAGGGCGTTGGCGTGTTTATGCAGCCGCGGCGAATAGCGGTCGTAGGCGGAAGATTCCGGGTCTTCGAATTTTTCGATTTTTGAATGCGCGATCAGGATACAGGCCATGCCTTTTTCGTTGCGTAACGCATCCAGCATACCCAGGATTTTGCGCCAGTAAGTCAGGGCGTGGGTGTAGCCGCGGGCATAGCCGCCGTCGACTTTTTCGATGCTCCTAACCCCATATTCCCGGCAAACTTCGTCGAAGATCAGGCGCTCCAACCAGTCGAGGCTGTCAATTGCAACCGTCTGAAAATCATGTTGCTCCTGATACAAGGCGTTCAGCGCATCCATGACATCAGAAAAACTGTTCGCCAATGGGAAGCGGTGGCAGTCGATTTCTGATAATCCGTCCTCGGTTGGCACGAAAATCGCATTCGGAGCGGAAGCGGCAAGTGAGCTTTTGCCGATGCCTTCAACTCCGTAAACTTCGATGCGCGGCGGCATAGGCTGTTTACCCGATTTAATGTTTTCAAGCAGACTCATAGTTCTTTCTCCTGGGGGTAGTTGTTTTGGGTGTCTGTTTCTGTTGGGAGTAATTTGATATTTTCTGTAACCAGATTGCGGACCTGATCGCCGATGGCTTCTATTTCATCCTGAGAATAGCGGATTTCAGGATATTCCTGAATCTCACGTTCCAGGCGGGTATGAAGCATGCCGCCGATGCTTTTGATGATGGCTTCCTTGCGCTTATTCCTGACCTGTTCCGGAGATTCAGGAATTTCGCCTTCGGCTTCCTGGTGCCGGTTTTCCATGGTTTGGTTATAGGCTTTGTTAACCGATATCTTTCCGGCGGCAACAGCATTTTTGATATGTGCCGGAGCATGTTCACTGACTGCACGGAGGCGTTCGACTTTTGCCCGGGAAACCCCGAGCAATTCAGCAGTTTTCTCAGCAGATTTTCCCAACTTAGCCTCACGTGAGGCTAAGTTGTCGGCAAGGTCATTTCTTTGTCCCTGCTGTTTCCTCTTATCCAGTTCCGTCAAACAGATCATAAGCTCGCTGTCGGTAAGGTTACGCCGATGGCTCTGCGACCTGATGGCGTATTGCAGCGCCTCCTCTTCGCTCGCAAAATTCTTCAGCACAACCGGAATCGTACTCATGCCCGCCTTAAGTGCGGCTTCGAGCCGGGTGTTGCCGTCGACGACCTTGCAGCGGTTGCCCGCCCATACGATGATCGGATGAGCGCAGTCATAACCGTTGGCTTTCATGTCCTCGGTTATTTTTTTCAGGACGTTTTCTTTAATCGGAAAAAGTGTGCTGAACGGAGCCGCGCGACGCAGTTCCAAGGTTGTCATGGAAGTAATTCTTTCCTGCATTATTTCACCTCCGGAATAGACAGAGTGTTATTCCAGCGAAATATCGAAAGGGTTTTCCCTTTGACATAGGCGTTCCAGGCTTTGATGTAGTACGCCAGGGTTTCGCGGACACTGAGTTTTTGTTTATTCATGAGATTGCTGATCAGCTTCATGCGCAGGGCCATGACCGGATGCTGCGTATGGAGATTTTCACCGGTCTTCAACATGGTGATGAATTCTTCCGCCTTGCGCGGATGAGCCCGCATGAACAATAAATAAGCCAGCCCCATACTTGACATGACAAAATGATGTTTGCCGCCGGATACGGTTTCCGTGACATGCTCAATCAAGGCTTTGTTCTGATCATAATAATTTTCAAGAACAATGTTTTGAACCGAACTCTTACAGCTTGCGGGATGCAGTTCGCTGTCAAAATTGTCATATATCCATGCCAGCTTCGTAATGGCCGCGGCGGTGCGCCAGCGCGGAGAACCTTTAATGTTCAGAACATCGGAAAGATACCTGATTTTGCCCTGGTTAATCGTCGGCATTACGCTCTTTTTCACATTGTATGCCACCAGGAATACTATGGGCAACCCTGATTCGATGACCGCCCAGAGCCGATGCTGGCCGTCAAGCAAAGTGCCGTCTTCAGCAATGGCGATGGTTTCCCCGTTCTCGGCCCAGTTGCCACAGGTCATCGCGTGGGCCAGATTTTTGACATGTTTCAGACTGATATTGCGGTTCATAGTGTTGCGTTCGAGCATTTCCGCCGCAATATCCGGGGTGACTTTTACTCTTTTGGTGTACACGTTGCTACTCATGGTCAGACTCCTTGTTGGTTTTCGGGTTCTGTTTTTTCGAGTTCTTTGTTTAATACATCGGCGATATACCGCAGTTGTTCGCGGTCAAAACGTTTGATGGTGAGATTGCAGAAATCATCCAGTACTTTCCGGCTGAATTCGAACGGCTCGTTCTCGTCGCGCCTGGCTCCGACCGTCCGGTTATAGGCGGAATTAACCGTCATACGGCCGGTTTTGACCATTCGTTTGATTTCGTCAGGGGCGTTGTCCATAACGGTGCGGATGCGTTCGATTTTTGCCCGTGAAACCCCGAGCAATTCGGCGGTTTTCTCAGCAGATTTTCCAGAGCTAGCCTCATGTGAGGCTTGCTCCCATCGCTTGGCTCCGGCCTCGGCTTTGCTCATTCTCTTATCCAATTCCACCACACACGCAACCAGTTCACTATCTGAGAGATTGCGCCGGTTTTTCTGGCAGGCAATCGCGTATTTCAAAGCATCTTCCTCATCGGAAAAGGCTTTGAGAATTACCGGGATCTGGTAGATGTTCGCTTTTTTCGCGGCGGATAACCGGGTATGTCCGTCAATAACCACGTTGTCGTGGTCTTTCCATAAAACCAGCGGCTGGCTGTTGTCGTAACCGTTCCTGCGCATATCCCAGACTATGTCGTCCAGGACGCGTTTCCTGACCGGAAAAAGGTCACAGAAAGGCGATGCGGTTTTAATGTCGTCTATATACATATGAACTCCAGATGATTATCGGTTGAAGGAGAGAAGGCGGGTTTCTTCATAGCCGGTGGGCCAGAGGTTTTCGGAGCGGCAGCACTTCAGCCGTTCGATGGCGGCGACGTTTTCCGATTCAGCATAGGTGAGTGCGTCATCGGAAATCAGCCAGACGCCGCAGCGGAAAGGCTCCTGTTTTTCCACCGCGATCAGGTGGAACGGATAGCAGGTTCCAGACGCTTCCCGCAGCACGGCGCGGTAAAACGCCGCCTGGTGGATATATTGAAAACGTCTCGCGTCAGACTCGAAATAGTCGAGATTGTCGCAGGTTTTGAGATCGATAATACCGAATTCACTATTGAAAAAATCCATGCGAATCTGGCACGGGGTTCCCCTGTATTCAGTACGAACCACACCTTCGGCAATGCCGTCCTGCAATAATTCCGCCGCGCCGTTGTGCAGCCAGACGGCGATCTGCAGGCGTTTGATAAAATCAAAATCGCTTGATGAAATGACCGGCTTATCCTGCGCTTCAAGCCAGGACTGGTACGCCTGGGTATTTTTCCCGTAGGCTTTGCCGGTTTTTTCATTTATCGGTTCGCCGATGGTGTATTCGGCATTGAACTTTTCGACGCCTTCCAGCGTCAGCGTATGCGTTGCCCTGCCGATGACATAAGCCGGGCGATCCTCGTCTGTTATCGCTCCGGTCTCTTCTTTATGAAAGAATTCCGGGCACCTGCGGAAATCTGCCAGCGCATGGCTGGATAAAAACTGCTTGCGTTTGGCGTGGTATTCCTCGGCTGGTTCACTGATTATGAAGTCGTATTTTTGCAAAATAATGCTCCTTTTGCTGTTATTGTTTTTATGTTTCCCGTTTCCTTAGCCGGCAGTCGTACTGCCTCCACTCTGTACATACGAGCTGAGAGTGAAATCCAGACCCGTTAAACTAGGGATGGAAGCGTTTTTGAAGGAAATTTCTCATCGAATCCTGCTTGCAGAAAGATTTTTTTTAGTGCTTGCAGCTTGCGGGAAAACGCGGAACGGGAGGCAGGATAGTATTCCAGCGCCTCGTTTCTGTCGCAGTATTTCAATACCTGGCAGAATTCCTGTAAATCCGGCGACAGCCGTTCCAGGATCAGGGCGACGTCCAGGATCAGGAGCGGATCAGAGTTCTGTTCGCATTCGAGCGTTTCTATTTTTTCTATAACCCCGATATCCGGCAACATCACGGTACGGTTCAGGGAGTCCCGGCATCGACGCCAGTCGCGGCATTCCGCCTGGCGCTCCTTGATCAGGTCGAGGACTTTGCTTTCGACTACCCTGGCAATGAAGGTGCTTTCCTTGCCTTTTTCCGGATCGAAGTTTTCTTTCCGTTTATAAAGCTCCAAAAAAAGTTCCTGCTGGATGTCCGGAACATCGTGTTCGGTGAAGCCGAACAGCCCGATCAACAGCCGGGCCCGGCGTTTGATGATTTTTTCCGCCAAGGCGAATAATTCTGACTCAGTGAGACTATAAGGCGCGTGTGTACCCATTGAATATGTCCTTCTTTTAAGGTTACCGGATGTGCCGTGCCGGCCGTTTTTGACCGGGAGAAAACGCACATCCCTTCAATAGGTATAAGGAGCCAGATTTCGTCTGGACTTTCCAGATTTCGTCTGGATTTTGATTTTTTTTCAAAAAAAATGCCGAATCAGATACTTTTTTAAGAAAAGAAATCCGATTCGGCTTATTTGGGCAGTGGAAATCTACAAAAACCACTCTCGCATATCGCTCGGGAAATATCCGGGATTGCGTCCTCCTCTGATAGTAATCCGCAAATATTCGGACAATCCCGGATCATATGCGGCAATTTTATCGATAGTGAAATTAACCGCACAGCGGCATGCGTTCGCAATGTTTTTCATTTGATTTAAGAAGTTTTTCTTTTGACCGGCATTACTGATGATTTTTTCCATTTCAATTTTTAGGCTTTCCTCATCTTGTTGCAACTGCCCAGCAGTAGCGTTGTCTCCGGCGGCTTCTGCTTTAGCAATATCCTTTGTCAGCATTTCCAGTTCCCGGTAATATTGCCGGAGCGCAGTGTCATCAGCAATCATATCAGATTGTTCATCCGGCAAGTCTGACAGCGTATAGCCAAAAGAAATATCATTTTCATCCAGTTGATTTGTTGAAACATAATCTTCTGATTCCCCGGAAACGCTACGCAGGATTTCCAATACCGGTGTTGAAATATTCGGCCTTGCTAACATAAAATGCAGATAGCTCGCACCGGTATTGCCGGTAGTCAACATGAATTTTTCCCCGCCCTGAAACCTCACCTCCCAGGCGTCGCCGCACTTGCGGAAGATGTTCTCCGGCTCGGATTCAGGCTCCGGTGTTGGCGGCGCTACCAACTGCGTCAGATTACACTCGCGGATCAGCTCGAATTCCGTATTCGCGTTGAAGTCGAGAACCTCGTTTAGCGGTACGAATGCCGAGCCCATATCGTTTAACACTTTCTCGCTGGTTCCGTGAATGATTTTCCGGGCGGTCACCAGCAGAATATATGGTTTGCGCTCTTCGCAGTTAAGCCGGAAGATCAGGTCCATGATTTCGTGATTCCAGACTTTTAAGGTCACATAAACCGTCGCCGACTTGCCGCCGGGCGCCGGAACCACTCCCAGCTTCCAGGTGTCTTCTTCTTTACCGAACTCCTCAATGTGCGGGATGATTTTGAATATTTTCGTTATCTCCGGCAATAGGCCGCTGGGTTTGACGGTAAAAAACAGCGCGTCGGCTTTTTCAATATTGTAGTCCTTCCGCCGCCGTTCCCGGCACACCGCTTCGTATTGTCCTTCCCATTCACAAACCTTGCGAAAACCGCAGGACGGATTGCACTGTTCGGGACACATGATCAAATTTGCCATCTTCCCGGTCGGAGCCAGAAACCGCCGCTGGAGTTTGTCAAAATCAAGCTTGTCTCCGAGCATCAGCCGCCAGTCGGCCAAGGCCGCTTCGGCTTTCAGGCGTTTGCTGATAAAAGCCCAGAAATTATTGTCGCTGTCCAT